GTGAAGGCCGCAGCAGAAACCAAATACAAGGAGTGTCTGCCGGAGGAAACGGTGGAGCGGATAAAATGCATATTGAAGGAAACGAAGATAGAGCTTGAAGAACAATGGGGCGATACAGGTATAAACGGTTTTCATACCTTAAGAGTGAATGTCCCTGGTACAAGCCTGGGTTCCAATGGAAAAGGAGCGTCAAAGGAATATGCACGGGCAAGCGCCTACGCTGAGTTTGCGGAAAGAATGCAAAATGATTATTTAAGCCTTGGAGATTATGATGAGGATACGTGGAAGTACAAAGGCTTTTATTACACACCCGATGAGAGAATAATGAGTGCGGCCGAACTGGCAGCGTCCGGCAATGCATTCACGGACTACCTTATTAAAGCCGCTGCCGAAGAGCTTAGGCAACCTGCCGGGAGTATTGAAGAAAAAGCAAATATAATGGCTTTATGGCAGCTTCCCGTCTTTCAGGAGTGCGGCGATAAATTTGTGGCCGTCAGGTACTATAGTGTAAAGAACAAATGTTATGAATACCTGCCTTACACCGTATGTATCAAGCTCTACCGGAGCAATGGCATGTGCGCGGGGAACACCCCTGAGGAGGCGCTGGTGCAGGGGATTTCAGAGATACTTGAAAGACATGTGAATCTGAGGCTGATTAGGGAAAGGGTGGCTCCTCCTATGATTCCTGACCGGTACCTGATGAAATACGGCAGATTGTATGGGGCTATTAAAGAGATAGAAAAAGACGGCCGGTACAAAGTGCTGGTAAAGGATGGCTCCCTTGGAAAAGGCTATCCCGTGGTCATACTTATCATAATTGACAGGGAGCGGCAAAGCTACGGCGTAAGACTTGGAGCGCACCCTGAATTTGAGATTGCCCTTGAAAGAGCGCTGGCTGAAGCGCTTCAGGGAAAGACACTGGAAATATTTACGGGGCTTAGCCGTCTGAGACTGGATAATGCAGGTGTGCTGCTGGAGGATAATATTACAAATATAGCAAAATTAGGTCTGGGTCAGTATCCTATAGAGCTTTTCAGCGAAGAAGGCGGATATGAATTTGAACCTTTCAGGAATATCACAGGGAAATCAAACGGCGAGATATTGAAGGAGCTCCTGGACCTGATAACTTCCCAGGGGTATGATGTGCTGATCAAGGATGCATCTTATCTGGGTTTTCCGTCATATCAGGTTATATCGCCCGGCTTTAGTGAGATACATGAGGCAAAGCTTATGAAAGTCAAGGAAATCCATTACGGCCTGCGGGCAAGAAAGGCCATGAGAAAGCTATATGCCGCATCGGAGGAAGAACTTAGGGAAATAGTGGAGTATCTTAAATACAAGCAGAACTCCATAAATGAGAATACGATATCCACACTTATTGGTGTGGACTTTGATAAAAGGTACCCGGGTGAAAGCTGCGAGCATTTTTTCTTTGTAGGGGCTTGCTTATATATGCTTGGAGATTTTAAAGAGGCAGCTTTTGTATTCCAGCTGGTGGCAAGTGCCCCGGCGAAGTCGGAAGAGGGAGAATATTACAGGTGTATTGCCGATTATGCCGCCGGTACGGCCGAAAATATGCAGGCTGACAGGATAGTTGATATTCTCAGGCTTTTCTATTCAGGCGATATATTGCAAAAGGTGCAGAAGCAGCTGGAAAGACCTGAAGCTGTCATAGAAAGGATTTATCCCGGCTTCAATTGCTTTGATTGCAGTGAGTGCGGCGCCGCAGGCAACTGTAACTACAGTATTGCAAGAGCCATCAAAAGAACTCTTAAGGATAGACAGCCGGAAGCTGCACTTACCGGTTTAGAGGAATTGTTAAAATAAGGGCTATCGCATGAACAGAAGAATGCGACGAAAGTGGTCGCGGGTTACGCGTTACGAGTTACGGGTGGAACGGCTTGGGATGGGCTTCGAAGCCCTACCAGAATACCCGAAACTCGCAATGGTGACCCTATGCCCGCAGCCCGCAACAAAATGCGGCTAGGCCGCATTTTCCTACCTATGTGACAGCCCCATGCCGTTCAAGGAGGGTTCCATAGGGTCAGAAAGGCGTCGCGAGACGCATTTCTTATTCCAGCATATGCATTATGCCGAAGGGTTCAAAATAGACAATATATTGGAAATCGACAACCTTCATGATTCCATATTTTTTTCTGTAGTATTCTATAGCCCAGCATAAAAAAGCTTCGTTTATATCAAGATATTCCGCAAATTCCTGCTGGGTCCTTGCGCCATACTCGTACGCCCTGATAATGTCATTCAGAGAAATGATCCTCTTTGCAGCCCATCTCCTTGCTTTTTCCTCCTGCTTTCTTACGACGGTCATATCGGCAGCCCCGTCAAGCAAATCTCCGGAAGAGGTGTAGTAATGTCCGAGCTCTTCGGCAATGATACAGGTCTCCTCTTTGGAATCCTCTATATAGCGCTTGTTGAGTGCAATTACCGGCGATATGTCGCAAGGCTCGCAGTACAATCCCTTGATTCGTTCAGGCAGAGAAGCATACGTGACTTTAATGTCATGCTGCAGGGCTTCTTCCTGCAATAGCTCCAGCTTAGTCAGCCTGTATGCCATATTATTCTCCTTTCTTCTCCTTCTCCATTTGTTTCTGTTTCCTGTAGGTTTCAAGAAAAGCCCTGACAGCGATTTTTTCATCCTCGGTAAGCCCGTCCTCATAGCCGTCAATCTTATGGGCCGCTATGGTCCTGGCGCTTTTATCGATTGAGTTTGAACCTATATTTTCCCGGGAAGCCGCCGGAGAAGCAGGGACTGTTATATCAGGACCCGCCGGTTGTCCGATATCGCCTTTGAAAATAGCCGATACCTCTATGCCGAGGGCCCGGGCAAGCCTTGTCAGAGTATCCAGACTGGGATTATACCTTCCGGCCTCCACATCAGCCAGGTAGGATCTCGAAATTTCTGAATGTGCGGCAAGCTCTGCCTGCGTCATTTTCTTTGCTTTCCGAAGCTCCTTGATACGGGTTCCGATGTCCATTTTTTCTCTCCTTTATGTACGGTTATACCGACTATTAACATTATTATATCCGGGTTTAATGGTAATATCAAGAAAAAAATTACCGGATTAAGTAAAAATATAAGCAAAATGTCGGAAATACAAGTAAAGAAGAGCTGGTTTTTCCAGAATAGATAAAAAGGGTTTAGTAAGGCTTTTACAAAATGTCGGAAATACACTACAATATGATTGTGGGATTAATAAGCCGAATGTCGGAGACACAAGGCCACAGGATGAAAAGCTTTAGGATTCGAGGTGACCGCCGAATGACGGATAAGCTAAAAAGGCTGGTAATGGAAAAGGCTTTGGAGTTGGTTGAGTGTGCTGAAAAAATTGGAAGACAGGATTTCTTTGAAATCAATATAAAGCATATCAACGGCGAACTGATAACAAAGCTGGAATGCACAAACAAGGACAGGGTAAAATAATGCCGACCGAAGAGCGGAGGCACTATACCGGGGTAACAACCCCGATATGGTGCCTTTTCTATTTGCAGGGAGGGAAGGGGATGAATAAAAATATCAGAGAGCTGGCAGCGGAATATTATGAAGCTTTAAGGGGTGTCCGGGAGCTTAAGGCAAAGGCACGAAAGCGGCAGGAAGCCGGGGAAGCAGACCTGGCAATCCTGAAGACCATGGAAGCGGACCTGGAATGGGTGCTTGAATACATGCTGACAGGTTGTATGCCTGAAGGCAGAAAAAGGCGCCGCGGATATTTAAAAGGGCTGAAGCAAAAGGGCTTTTAGGTCATCAACGGGAGTCATGCCCGTTAATGTTAATATAAACCATATATATCGAAGGGGGTTGGTTCATGGCATTGGTTGATATCAGAGCTGCGGCAGCGCAAAAGCTCGACACAGGGTTCCCCGGTTTTTATCTATATTATGACGGGCTGCCCGAGAATTTTTCAAAGCCCTGCTTTTTGGTACAGATTGTTTCGGCATCAAAGGCAAATGAAATCCGGTTTCAATTCACGAGAGCAGTGACAGTCAATATACGGTACTATCCCGATGAGGGCGTAAGTATAGGACTGTTGGAAATGCAGGAAGAGCTGGAAAGGCTATTCGACATTGTAATTCCGGTTGGGGAAAGAGCCATCAACATCGACAGGACAAAGGGAGAGCTCCTTGAGAAGGTTCTGGATTTCACCTTTGACCTGGACTTCACCGACAGCCGGGAGGAGCTGGAGGAAGACTTTGAAATGATGCAAGCATTAGAAATGAAGGAGGAATTTTAGAATGGGATTACCGCAGATTTTGATTGAGTTCAAGACAAAGGGAACAACGGCAGTGAAAAGGAGTGCAAGGGGGATTGTCGCACTAATACTGAAGGACGACACTGATACGTCCTTTACAAGTAAAACTTATAGAAGCATTGATGAAATTGGTGAAAATGAGTGGAAACCTGAGAACAAAGATTACATTGAGAAGACCTTCATGGGCGCCCCTTCCATGGTGCTGGTTGAGAGAGTAGCGGCAACAGCGGAAAATTTTGGAGAAGCTCTGCAGAGATTGGAAAACAAGAAATGGAACTATCTTGCAGTACCGGAGGTCGGGGAGCAGGCGGCTGCCGTAGGGTCATGGATTATAGGCGAAAGAGGAAACAAGAAGACCTTTAAGGCGGTGCTGCCTGATTCGGACAGTAATAATGAAGGAATTATCAACTTTGCGACGGCAGATATAACAGCCGGCGGTAAAACTTACAGTACAGCCGAATACTGTGCCAGAATCGCAGGGATTCTGGCCGGGATGCCTTTCAGTAGGAGCGCGACTTATTATGCTCTGTCTGAGGTTGAAAGCATTATGGAATCCACCGAACCGGACGAGGATATTGACGGCGGCAAGCTGATACTTGTGAATGACGGAGAAAAAATCAAGATTGGAAGAGCCGTCAATTCATTGGTTACAGTCACTGCCGAAAAGGGAGAGGATTTCAAAAAGATTAAGATTATGGATGCCGTGGACCTGGTCCGCGACGATATCAGGGACACCTTTGACGGTGGTTATGTCGGCAATGTGGTGAACAGCTATGACAACAAGGTTCTTTTCCTGGCGGCAGTCAACGCCTATTTTAAGGAGCTGACAAGGATGGACGTGCTGGACCCGGAATATGACAATCTGGCTTCCATTGACGTTGAAGCACAGAGAAGCTATCTGGCAGGCAGAGGAATAGACGTAAGCGGTATGGATGAGCAGCAGATAAAGGAGGCCAATACCGGAAGCCTGGTGTTTGCGGCTGCTGCGGTCAAGTTCCTGGATGCAATGGAAGATTTGAAGTTCACAGTAGAAATGTAGAGTGGAGGAGGAATATAAATGGCAAGAAAAGTACCTGGAAACAGACAGATAAACGGTAGATGGGGACAGATATGGTGGGACGGCGAGCTGGTTTATGAGATAGAGAGTTTTGAAGCAAAGGTGGTAGCCAACAGGGAAGATGTGCAGATGGCCGGGGAGCTGGATATCGAAAGCAAGATCACAGGCCTCAAGGGCGAAGGCACCATGAAGGTGAAGAAGGTATACAGCAGGGGGCTGGATAAGCTTGTGAAGGCCTGGACCCAGGGCAAGGATCCGAGGAGCCAGCTGATTGGGAAGCTGGCCGACCCGGATGCCTATGGCACTGAGAGAGTTGCCATCAACAATGTCTGGTTCAACGAAGCGACAATAATGCAGTTTGAACAGGGGCAGAAGCTTGAAAGGGAATATCCCTTCGGTTTCACTCCTTCTGATGTGACATTCCCGGACGTTATAGAAGTGCGGGAGGGTTAACCTATGAAAAAACTCAGTACGAGAGAGACGGCGGAAACTCCGAAAAAGATAACCCTGGAGGAGCTGCTGGCAAGGGCGGCAAAGTCAAAGACAGCCAGAAAAGAAGCAAGAGAGCTGTACGTAAAATCCCTGGATGGGACCATTACCATAGAAAAGCCGGACAGGACGGTATGCCTTGAGGCTCTGGATATGGAGAATTCTGAGGAAGCGGATGAGTATATAGTCTACAATTGTGTGGTAAGCCCGCCGCTTAAGGACAAGGCGCTGCAGGAAGCCTACGGGGTTGTGTCTCCCATGGAGATTGTCGCAAAGGTATTCGAGCCGGGGGAAATATCCGCCGTATCCAAGGAATGCCTCATACTGGCAGGCTATATTAACAGTGTAAAGGTTGTAGATGAAATAAAAAACTAATCGACAGTAATGGAGAATTGTATATGCTCCATTACTACCTGCAAAAAGGAATAACGCCGGAACAGATATTAAGCCGAAGCTATACAACAAGGCTTTTCTACTACGCAAGTATGAGCAAAGCTTTGGAAGAGGGGAACCGGGCGGCTGATGAAGCTGCCCGGTAGTACTCCGATAAAAAGCACCAGGAGGTGATAGGATGTCGGCAGTGAGTGAATTGAAAACTATGGTCAATATAAGGGACAATGTATCAGCGGGTTTGAAGTCTATTCAGAAGGAACAGCTGCGGATAAAGAAGGAGCTACAGGAAACTAAAGAGGTGCTGAAGGAGACCTTCGGCAGGAAATGGAGTATTAAGCTGCAGCCCATTGAGTTGTTGAGATACCTGAGAGAATTGGGAAGCGAGATCAGTCTGCTGAGGAAACAACTGGTCAGGATACCCAAGGGAAGTGAAGGGGAAATATCTTCACCAGACATGAGTTTCGCAGAAAATAATATTATAAGAGTATGGCCGCATAATGGACAAGAGAATACTGGAACTGAAGAAGCGCCCAAGTTTAAATGGCAGCCGACGGCAACATTTTCCAAAATGGGAGAGCCTGAGCTATCAAGCAAAGATGAATTTGCAGTTTCATTTGTTGATAAATCTATAACGGGAGTGGCATCGATAGCATTTGTGGAATTAGCAAAAACAGCATCAGTAGCTTTAACAGGCGCAGCAGCATTATCATTTGCTCCGCTGGCCCCGGTTGTTGGACTGGCCGCAAGCGAACTGACAAAAGGATATCTTAAACATCAGAATAAATTGGAGAACCTCGGTTCGATCATGGAAGAGCAAGGTCTGCATATCGAAAATGTGTTTAGAGGTATCAATCCCAATATGGATTCCCAAGCAGCTAAGGATAAGAGTGTAAATTACATGAAGCTGATAAGGGATAATTCAGCCGATACAGGTTTTGATCAAAACGATGTTTTGATTGCAGGGACAATGGCTGTTGAACTTACAGATGGAAATATTAATGGTGCGATGGATTATATAAGGCTTGCAGAGGACATGAAAGCAGTAAATCCTGGAAGTTCTGTCACAGAAACTATGCAAGCTATATATGAAGCAAAAAAAGGGAACATGGAAGCTCTGCAAAGATTCTTACCGAGCATAAATCTTCAAAATATCAAACCGGAAGAATTTGAAGGGAAAGTCATGAAACAGCTAATGGATCAGTATAAAGGAGGGACTGAAGAATGGCTGAAAACATCTGCAGGACTTGAGGCTCGTAATGAGATGATAGAAATAAGAGATAGTCAAGATAAAGCAATTAAGGTTAACGAAGCGAAAAAGCATGAGGAAGAAAGAGAGTATAGGAGACGCACAAATACTTTGTTAATCAGACCTGGTAATAAAAATAATAAGCCAATTCATGAGCGCTCAAAGGCAGGCAGAGAAAGTAGAGTAAAGCCTATAGAACAGAGGGATATGGCTATAGCTCAAGAAAAACGCATGCTGATGTCAATAAGAGGCATAAAGAGAACAGATAAGCAGCTTATCGATGAAATGATGATACATAAATTAACGGCACCAAATACAGAAAAATCACTTGCGAAAAATGAAGAAGGGTTAATAAAGGAGAACAACAAAACAAACAATCAGATAAGGACATATGAACTGCCACAGGCATATTCGCAAAATAGTATGAATAACATACAAAACCAGACTTTTAATATTAATATCAACGCAGTCAAAATGACAATCGACGAAATTGTGAATGAAGTAGTACCAAGATTAAAATTAGCTCTGTCAAATGCTACTGCGGCAAGCGCATAGGGGAGGGGTTCGGAATGAAGTTTATATTAGACAGCAATGACAAAAAGGAAAGCCTCCAACTGCCGGTAAATCCACCCGTTTTCCATATCAGTGACGGAAGCAGCATTACAACAATAGAAACGATAGGGCTTGGAGAAATCACTATGATAGGTAAAGGAAAGCTTATTGAGCTTACCCTTGAGTCCCATTTCCCGGCGGAGCCCCTGCGTTATTTCAATTATGTGGAGGATGATAAAAAACCGGAAATTCCAGATGTAAAAGCGCCCTATGAATATATTGAGCTTCTTAAACGCTGGAAATCCCTTGAAGAGCATATATGGCTGACTATAAGCGATACGCCGGTGAATAAAGTTCCGGTGGTAATCGAGAATCTGACCTATGGTGAAGAGGGGGGCTCCAGGGACGTCAAATATGAGCTGCAGCTCAGGGAATATAGATCCTATCAGTTAAAGCCTACAACAGAAGGGCTAAAAGCTGTGGCGGCAACCAAGGATGAAAAGCAGAGCAGAAAGGATCAGGTTGCACCAGACGGTGTCTATGTAGTCAAAAAAGGGGATTGCCTCTGGAAGATAGCCAGGTTGGTGTATGGCCACGGCAGCAGATACAGGGAAATCATGACCGGAAACAAGCTGAAATCAGACTTGATACTGGTGGGACAGAGGCTGAAGGTATGAGCAAGCCTGCAATTTATCATCTGCGGGATGGTATAAAGACGGACATTACCGATATAGCCGGCCAGATTACCTGGCAGGGTTCAGATGACCAGCTGTCAAGGAGACTGGATATCACAACGGTCAGCAGCTTCAGTATAGCTCCCGGTGACTGGCTGGTGCTGCAGGATGAGGGAGTGGAGCTTTTCAGGGGGATTGTCTTTACAACCTTCAGGACTACGGAGGATACCATAACGCCTTATGCCTTCGATCCTCTCATATATCTGGACAAAAGCAAGGATGACTATAAATTCGAGAGGACAACGGATAAAAAGGTCATAGAGACCTTGTGCAGCCGTTTCGATATTCTTGTAGGCAGCATAGAAGGCAATAAGCCTATCGCAAAGCTGCTTTTGCGGGAAAAGGGGCTGGCAGAGCTTATAAAAGAGCTGGATACGGGCTATAACTTGTTTTTCAAGGAAGGAAAGCTTTACCGGGAGAAAAAGGGGAAGCAAGTTTTGCAGTGGGTGCTGGACGGAAACCTGATAACAAGAGCGACTGTAAAAGAAAGCATCGAAGATATGAAAAATTCCATAAGGGTCATAGAGGGCAGTAAGCTCACAGTTATAAAAGACGATGCGCTTATTAAAAAATACGGCCTTTTGCAGGAAGTCATCGAAGAAGAGTACGGGAAGGGCATATCAAAAGCAAAGGAGCTGCTCAAGGAGCTTGGCCGGGTCTTTACGGAAACGGACCTTGAATGCATCGGCTTCAATGAATGCATAAGCGGGACCTATGTCAAGGTTGAAGAAAAGCAGACGGGCTTATCGGATATGTTCGAAATAACGTCGGATACTCATAACTATGACGGAGAAGTCCATATGATGACATTAACACTTAAGGGGGTGTCGTAAATGCCGGATGGTATAACTGAGCTTGCATTGCTGTTCAAGGAGAGGGAAAATAAAGCTCCCATAGCCTTTGTAACAGGCACGGTGAAGAGTGCCGTACCAATGATAATAGCGCCGGAGGGTATAAATTTCAGCCTTGGCACCGAGGATTTGATTATTCCGGAAAGGCTTACGGAGCATGATGACGAGGTTGAAATAAACGGGCAGACTGCAACCATTCATTACGAAGGGCTGAAGCCTGATGAGCGGGTCGTCCTGCTCCCCTCGGCCGACGGACAAAAATATCTTGTTATGGACAGGGTGGTGATATGATGCTTCCGGAATTAAACTATGATTTATCGAATACCGGCAGACCTCAGGAAGCTGGAAAATCGTTTCTTTTTGATTTTGATACGGGAGAATTTGTGCTGCGGGATGGGAAGCTTGTGCTCATAGAAGGGGCCGACGTTATAAAGCAGTGGGTGCACTCAACGCTTAAGACCGAGAAGTACAGGTACCTGATTTATCAGGATCATGGCATTGAGCTTGAAAGCCTTGTTGAAAAGCAGCTGCCTTATAAGCTTTTCGCCGTTGAAGCGGAGCGGGCCGTCCGGGAAGCTTTGGAGGCTCACGAGCAGATAAAAGCTGTGACGGATTTCGGCTTTGAAAGGCTGAAGGGCGGCCTTAGGGTCGCATTTACCGTTAATTTGACAGACGGTTTATCCTTTGGAGGTGAGACTATTGTATGAAAATCAAACGGCTGATGTAATAAGAAAAAGAGTGTTGGAAAGGGTAGAAGCCGACTATGACAAAAGGGAAGGCGGAGTGATATATGACTGCATCGAGCCTTCCGTATTGGAGCTGGAGCAGGTATATATAGCTCTTGACGGCACTATTGGGAAAATGGACATTGAAGCCCTCAGCGGAGATGAACTGGCACAAAGAATATATCAGCGCACCGGTATGACACGGAAGTCGGCAACCCTTTCAACAGGACGGGTTGAGGCAACGGGAACCGGAAGCATCAGACAGGGGGACCTGTTTCAGACTGAGTCCGGTATCCAATTCAGAGCGACGGAAGATATGGCTGTAAATGAAAGCGCTATGGTCCATATTCAGGCTGTAACTGCGGGTGCAGAAGGAAGTGTGCCGGCCAATACCATAAAATACATGCCTGTTTCCATCCCTGGGATAACCTCCATTACCAACCCGGAGCCGACAGAGGGAGGTTATGATGACGAACCGGATGAAGACTTGCTGCAGAGATATTATGAAAGGATCAAGACCCCTCCGACCAGTGGAAACAAGTCGCAGTATAAAATGTGGGCCAAGGAAGTGACGGGGGTCGGAGACGCAAGGGTAATACCCCTGTGGAACGGAAGCAATACGGTAAAGGTTGTACTGATAGATTCTAACAGGGAGCCTGCGAATGCCGAGGTGGTTTCAAGGGTACAAAGCTACATTGATCCGGAGGCCGCAGGTGAAGGTAAGGGGGCAGCCCCTGTGGGAGCTTATTGCACTGTTGTAAGTGCGGATGGGAAGACGATAGATGTGGCCTTTACAGCCTTAGCTGTGGATCCCGCCTATACAAAGGAGCAGCGGGAGGCCAATGTTGAAGCAAAGCTGAGAGAATATTTCAGGTCCGTTACCTTCAGGGAGGATATCACGGAGATAAGCTATGCCCAGATCGGGTACGGGCTCCTGGATGAAACCGGGATCCGAGATTATGCGGACTTGAGAATTAACGGGGGTACGTCAAATATAGCCCTTGTGAACAACGAGGTGCCGGTGCTGGGGGTGGTGGCGATTGCGTAAGGAAGAAATGCTCGGCTACCTGCCGCCCCATTGGAGAAGCTCCAAGGTGTTTGAGCAGGTAATGGGAGCGGAAGGCGCCGAATTTGACAGTATTCTGGCGTCCATTGAAGATATAGAAACTCAGCTGGATATTGACAGGGCCACCTGGGGCCTGGCGGTATATGAAAAGGAACTGGGACTTCAAACCGATATCAGCAAGCCTCTGGATGACCGCCGGTCCGTAGTCAAAAGCAAGCTGAGGGGCACCGGCAAGGCGGATGCGGTGCTAATCAAGCTTGTCGCAGACGCATACACAAACGGCGATGTCGAGGTGACCTTCCCGGAGAGTGTCATACACATCCGTTTTGCAAATGTCCTGGGAGCGCCGCCAAATATGGCAGACCTGACGAATACCATTGAAGAGCTTAGGCCGGCACATCTGCCCTTTGAATTTGAGTATCTGTACCTGATGCTGAAGCAGGTAGAGCAGTTTAAAATAGGTAATATAAATGAACAAAATGAAAGATGTCGATTATCGAATTTTTCCCCCTTTAAACCAATCATACAGGAGGTGTAAATATTTATGTCAGAATACACAACAAATTTGAATCTACTCAAAAAAAATCCTGAAACGGATGGCAATGACTATTTCAACATTCAAACCATGCTGAATGACAACTGGGATAAAATCGATGCGGGCGTTGCTGCAAAAGAAACCTCGGCAGGTGCGCAGGCCAAGGTAGACAACCTTGCCGGTGCAGGGAGGACAACCCAAACTGTCAAAAGTAATGCAGATGCGATTACGGCTTTGAATCAGACAGTTGCGACGCATTTGGCAGAAAATGCGACGTCTTCGGCAAAGGGTCATGTGCAGCTTGCAACAGCTGCAGAAGTTACGACAGGAACTGATGCTACAAAGGCTGTAACACCCGCAGGGGTTAAGGTTGAGTTGGATAAAAAAGCGGCTGTATCACACACCCAGGCATTTAGCACAATTACGGGTACAGTACCCGTGGCACAAGGAGGCACAGGGCAGACAACCTTAGCACTGGCAAGGAATGCTATGGGCTTGGGTAATACAACAGGAGCTCTGCCAGTTGCCAACGGTGGCACAGGAGCAACAACGGCAGCAGCTGCACTTACTGCTCTTGGATTAACAGCTACGGCAGCAGAGCTGAATACTCTTGATGGAATCACTGCTACGGTAACAGAACTTAATTATACCGATGGTGTAACAAGCAATATACAGACGCAGTTGAATGCCAAGCTGCCCTTGACCGGCGGCACCATGACCGGCATACTGATCGCTCAAAGCAACACATCCTATACAGTTAGACAGGTGCACAATATTATATTATCTACGGTCGATGCTGATGTAGGTGCAATGCAAAACGGTGATATCTGGGTGAAATATAAGTAGGTGGTGATTGAATGTCACAGTCAATTAGCAATTTGCCGATAGGTGCTCTTGTAAAGGACACCACATCAAAATATTATGGGCAGCCCATTGTTTGGGTCATTGCCGACAAGAATCACTCAGGTTATCCGCCCAACTCGGTGACGCTGCTGGCAAAGAACATCCTCACACTAAAATGCGCAGACGCGAAAGAACCGTCAAGCACCAACACTGACCGACGGAACTACGGCAATAACAGATACATCGTTTCGAACATCAGGCAGTGGCTGAACAGCGCGGCGGCTGCCGGTGCATGGTATGCGGCTCGGCACACCTACGACGCTCCCCCGAACTATGCCAATGTTAACTTCAACAGGTATGCCGACCAAGCTGGCTTCCTCAACGACTTTTCCACGGACTTCCAAAATGTCTTGCTGACCACTACACTGACTGTCGGCAAAGCCAGCATAGATGGTGGCGGAACAGAAAATTTCACAGATAGGGTTTTTCTCATATCTGTGACAGAGCTAAACCTCCCAGGAGAATTCACGGAAGGTAGTAGCCTGTCTCTGTTTCCGGAAGGGTATAGTTTCAGTCAGCGTGCCTACCCGACAGCGGAGGCCGTCAGCAACAGCGAATTTTTTATATCCCTGCCAGAAAAATTGGAATGGTTTCTACGTACTCCTTATGCTTCCAATGCATGCAGCGTCTGTGTCCTCGACCCAGATGAAGGCATTATCGGACGTACTGCTTTCGACGGCGTCGCTGGTATTCGGCCTGCTTGTAATCTTCCTTCTTCAATCTTGGTATCAGATTCACCCACTGACGGTGCATACATAATAGAATGGTGGACACCGCCTGACATGTCATTTGATATCGGCGGTGTAAAAAAAGTATATGACAACGGCTGGGTTAAGGTTGACGGCACATTAAAGCAAATAGACAAGGTTTGGACTAAAATAAACGGAGTGCTAAGGGAGGTGTAGTATGAAAATAGTCAAATATGAAATAGACAAAAATATTCTTACAGTGGGCTTCGGGGAGGATAATTTCATAGTCTATGTTCAGATTGCCAACGACGATGCAAAAGCAAAACAGGATCTACTGCAAAAGGCTTATGAGCAGTGCAAACCTGCCATAGATTATGAAAAGACACAGGAGGAGCATGCATTTACCTGGGATGGGATAATCGGAGAAGATTTTGTTCCTGCACCGCCGGAAGCTAGGAGTATTGCATTGGTATGTGATAGGCAATACATCCAGTTTGAGGTAGAGCCGGAGGCTGCCATAGTAATCTTGGACGCTCAAGCTGCCGATCAATACGGAGAACCTTATGCCGGGGCTGTACTATACTCAACGGATTATGGCACTGTGGCAGGAAACATGTTGACCATACCAAAAGTAACGGAACAAAGAGAAATAACCATTACAGCAAACATTGACAGCACCACTGATACAAAGAAAATATGGGCATACCCGTATATAGAGCCTCGGATTGTAGACGACGATCCGGTAGATGAGGAAAAGGTAGCCATAGCTGAAGCAATAATTGATTTGCATGCAAGAGTAAGTGCATTGGAAGGAGGAATATAAGATGCTGAAAAGATACCTTGTTGTAAGTTATGCAATCCTGGTCAAAGCCGGTAAATGGAACTTGGAGGCGGTAGAAGGAGAAGAAAAGCCGATCGTGCCGGATGATTATCAGGTCGCTGTGGCGGAATATCTTATAGGTTAGGCGGCATAGTCGCATAGGGACGCTTATGCGTCACAACAGCCCCAGCCCAAACTACCCCCAACCCACAGCACACAACTTGGACAAGTTGAATAGTATGTATTAGCAGAGACCGGAAGCACTTCAAGGTGTATAAAACCGTGAAGCCGGTGAGTAAGAATGGGAGGAGCAAGCATGAACAAGCTTAATATCCAGGTATTTGACGGTCAGATCACCCCGCATTTCAATATCGGCGAGTTCAAGTGCAGTGCAAATGGCGAGGTGCTACTCAACGCAGAGGTGATTGCCCATATCCAGAGGCTGGAAAAATTCAGGGTTTGGTATAACCGGGTGATGATAGTAAACAGTGGATATAGAACACCGGAATATAATGCGACGATCGGCGGCGCAAAGGGGAGCCAGCATATGCTCGGACTGGCGGCGGACATTGCATTGCCTATGAAGGAATTCTCCGCATATACCAAAGAAAGGAAGGAGCAGTATATGCAGAATGTCAGGCAAAAATGGACGGAGCTTTGCGGCATAGACGGGCTCGGTGGAGGAGTAGGCTTCTATAATACGTTTTTTCACTTGGACAGCAGAAAAAATGCCGCCTTTTGGGATGAAAGGACAGAATGAGAAGGCTGTGCTGCAATAACTGTCTGCCAAGGTGCTTTCCTTTTGTTTATGGAGGGTAATATATGAAAAATAATCGCTGTAAAGATTGTATTCAATTTAATAACCTGGAAAAAAGGCTGATGGGGCTGGAGCAAGGTTTCAAGGAGCTGCGTGACCGGGTTGCGGAGGTAGAGCGGGGCAATGCGGTAAGTGAAGAGCAAATCAGGATGATTTTTAATATCATGAATGAAATAAAGGAAAGCATCAGGCAGATCGCGGATAAGCTCGGTATAATCGAAGGCAAGCCTGCAAAACATTGGGATGACCTGGTTAAGACAATAGTGACCGTGCTGGTGACAGCGGTGGTCACTTATTTTTTCAAGAAATAAGGAGGAAACAGCATGATTAATTTTTTAAAGAACAATTGGCCAAATATACTTATAATAATTATTTTTCTTTTTTCACTTGCTTATCTATACCGCATAGGCAAACGGGATATTGTTAAAAAGATCATTCTCAGCCTGGTTATTCAGGCGGAAAAAACGTTAGGCTCCGGCACAGGCGAGCTGAAGTACGCCATGGTAGTCGAAAGGGCGTATGAGGTACTGCCGGTAGTAGTACGGTTTTTATTATCAAAAAAAGAGCTGGACAGGCTTATCGAGGAAGCCGTACAGTACATGAAGCTCCATCTATCGGAGGGCCATGATATACAGGTGTACAATAAGGATCATACAGCCTAG